GTTTGTAACCAGGCGCACCAGCTTTCTATCGTTTGTCACTATGACGACCATATCATGAGTGGACAGCTTTGCTTGTCTCACTATGATAGGATCATCTGCTATAATTGCAGTAGGAGGTAAACGATAATCGCCTTGGGCGAGTATCGTACTCCTATTGTCTTCAAACCAATCCGTCAGCTCATTCAGGCTCCTCTCATAGGGGGAGTCTGCCTTGGGCCGGCGACAAAATCTTTTAAGATATGGCCAGTCGAGGTCGACCCGGAGCGGGTCGCACTTCGCCAGCACATCTATAATTGTTGAGGGATATAACCGTTCACGTCTCTTGGTTGCTAGCAGCCAAGGGGCGTTACGGAAATTGTCCACAAAGTCGTTGACCGTGGATTCGATCAGACCAGGCGTTGCCTGATCAAGCTCGATATGCTCGGTCCTTATAAGTTCGAACAGGTCCTCATTCTCGATCTTTTGCTCGAGAGTTTGGAGCCGTTCCTGGAATAGGTAATGTGCAAGTATCTTGCTCTCTGGAACAAGACGCCTGCCATAACACAACTTTTCAAGTACTCCCTCAGGGAAGAGGTCCCACTGGTCCTCTTCAACCTGACAGAGTCGTCTAATTGGGTCAGTCTGTGGTATAGATGTTATCTTAATCATAGACTCACCATTAAAATGTTTCTGACCGACCTCTATCGCTCCTTTGAAGCGCAAGAGTTCGATCGGTTTTCTTCCCATGGACTCGCGCATTGCGGTGATCGTAAGATCACGCATGCGCTCGTCCCTAATAGATTTGATCGCGTTGATCCAGCCAGGTTTTGACCACCCAGCTGGAACCTTCCCGATCCCAAATAATTGTCTTGGTAAGTAGACGGGTGCTCTCCACTCGTACTTCAAACCAAGACAGACATCTTGCATGGCATCCGCCACGGAGAACAAACCCCGGAGGCGGACGTCATCTTTAACGTATTCTAGGTCCTTCCCGAGAAGTGTATACTTCCCGCGAGGGTCACTAGAGAAATCTTCACGGTCCTTCCTCGTATCTATTATAAGACGCATCTTAGGTAGATCGAGGTAGGGCATTAATCTTAGGTCCTTCAACCTCGTCGCGTTAACGACGGTGTTGAATCGGTCCATTGGTATTCGACCAACCTCCTCACAGTAGGTCCACCAGTCCTCTGTGATAAAGGTGTCATCAGGGCTGAGGTCATACCCGAGCATGCTTGCGCATGCCAAGTATGCCTCAGCATATTCTCTTGGGTGTTTGCCGCCAATGAGGAGGACTCCGTCGTCCCCATTCCCGGCTCCACTCACTTCGTGCGTACCCCATATGATTCGAGCGTACTCGATGCATATAGGATGCGTGATTGATAAGTCGGTCTTGGTTAACGGGTCCCCCATAGGGACCCCGTTCATCATTCGACCGATGTATTTTCCGTTTAGATACATATCCTTCTGACCTGGCCAGATCGAGAGGATTGCATCTAGGATGTCTTTTTGAAGGTTCATCTTTCGCAACAGTCTACCTGTTACGTCATGCGCCTTCTTTACTGTCGGACGATCTGTCGCTTTTGTCCAGTCAAGGGACAATGCGACGACCTTATCCTCAAATAATACGGTACCTCTCAACGGGTCTAGGTGTGTGACCGACTCGATGAAGTTGTACCCTAATCTTCCTGCGACGAACGAGTCTCTGAGAACCCTTTCGGATTTCAGAGCTTCTATTGTCAGATGTGAAAAGGGTTGTAAGAACTCGTCCTTCCAAAAGGAGCCCGAGGTCACAACCCTACATTTACCATTTTCCCGGATACCGGCGATGTTTGTTTTCCAAACAGACTGGTCTCCGAGTTGTATTTTCTTCAGCG